ACGCCTTTAATATTTTCTTTAACTTTTTCTTGTTCTAATAACCACCCTATTTTTCTTTTATACCATGTATGTGGTGGTAAAGGTACTAATTCTGCTGTTTCTCTATTAACTCTATCATACGCCATTGTATATATCCTCTAGTACTTCTTCATATATTGGTCTAAATTCTTCCATTGTAGGAACACTTATTTTAACTTTACTTTCTTCATTGTGATATAGTATTTCTGCACAATGTAATATCCATGCTTCCTGTAATTGTTTTTCTGTATACATTATCATAAATCGTAAGTGTCCTCGCCTGTTGTCATTGTTTCTTTTAATTCTGCTTTTTCATCAGGGTCTATAGCAGTGTGCGGACCAATCTTTAATGTGTCCCAGTTCATTTCAGAAACAAATGTTTCTGCTTTTCCATTTCTCATTTTATCACATTTGAACTTGATACACGGCTCTGAGTCTCCCCAATGTTGTATACTGTAAGCTGCGTCTACAGCATCGAGTATACCTTTTGAAAATCTTGCTTCTCCTTTCTCGTTTGTTTGGAAAGCAGAAAGGACTAGCACTTTATTTTCTTGTGCTAGTGATTTTAGTCCTTTTGAAATTTCTATTTGTTCTGTCCAGTCATACTGCCCCGACCTGCCAGGTGCATTATGTCTTCGTACTTGGTTTAGATAATCAACTATTACTAGACCAAGATTTGGTAACTGTGCTTGTTTTTGTCTGACTACGCTAATAATTTTTGCTAGTGTTAATGAAGGGTCATAGAATACGTCTATCTGTGGAATATTTGCTAGTTTGTTTCGTGTAAGTGCGTAGTGAAATTTGTCAAAATCTCTGTGACCTTTGTATTCTGTGAGGGATTCCTCTCCATTTTCAAAACGGGTAGCCCACCAGTCAGCAACCTTGTCCCACTCCAAAGGAGAAAGATTTTTGGTTTTAATTCTGTTAGTGGGCACACCACATTCGAGTGCGCAAATTCTCTGTAGAATTTGTCGCGTGTCCATCTCAATAGTAAAATACAGAACAGACTTGTCTCTTTGGTGAGCTGCTGCTGCAATATTACAACAAGTGAACGATTTACCACCGCCTCTTGTACCACCGATTACGACTAGATCTTTGGGAGAGAAAGTGTAATCTAAATCGTACTCTTGGTTCAAGCCTAATGGTAAAAACTTTTGTAAATCATCTTCGTTGTCGAAGAGTTCAATCGTTTCCATACTTTCATTATCTTCTGCAGTATCTACTCTATCTTCGACTTGCACTACAATCTCTTGTAGTAAATCTATATTTTCACGCGCATCTGATATAGCTACTTGAGTTTCAATGTAGTCCTCTATCTTTGTAAGTATTTCTGATTGTGTAAATTGATTTTTTAAATAGTCTAGTAGTATGTAGGAATCTACATCTGTTTCTACAGTCTCGATTGCATATATTTTTTCTTGTAATTCTCTAGAACGGACTTCTAATTTTAAATCTTCAAATGTTGGTAACGCATGATACTTATGAACATGCTTATCTACTACTCTCCATAGTTTTCGGTACTCACCTTCAGGAAAATAGTGTTCCTTAAGACCATTCCAAGTCTCAAAGTCGCCATGATAGATGATTTGTTTTAGTAGTGCACTCTCAAGTGTCAATTCCGTCTCTCCCAGTTGATACAAAAAAGGGCAAGTAGACAAAGCCTACTCGCCCGAAAGTGGATAGGCTATTAACCTATTTCTTTTTTAGCAGCTCCATTATAGTCTGAGCATTGTAAGCCTCTTCTTGTAAGCATTGTTTTCACGCCTCTTACAGTTTTGCCGATTTCATCAGCAATTTCTTCAACAGTCATGTCAGAAATATCGACACCTGCTAAAGGATCAGCTTTGCTTGAACCTTTGGTTTCTTTCTGCTTAGGAATAGCATTGATTTCTCCTGCTCTTAGAAGAGATAATGCTTTACCTCTGATTGAGTTAACGCTTCTGCCTAAAGCTTCTGCGATGTCCTCAATAAATGCACCATCATTAACTAATGATACAAATTGTGATTCTTCCTCGTCACTGTAAGTTTTTACAGTTTCTACTTTAGGAGCAGGTTTAACATGCTCTGTAAGTTGCATAGAAAGGATTTTACCTTGAATTGACTTAGCTGTAAAAGCTCCGCCTTCAAAGTTTGATGCAATTTCTGCATATGTGTAAGAACCACTGTTGTCTTGCACGAAGTTTGCAAGTGTTGATTCTTGCTCGTCTGTGAAAGACTTAGATTGTGAAGCAGAAGCTAGTTCTACATCAAAACCCATTTTTCTTAATTTTGAACTAACACTTCTAACTGAAGTTTCAAGTTCGTCAGCTGCGTTTGCAACTGTTGCCTGTGATACAGGGCTTTCTCCACCGACGAAATCAACTAATTGTTGTGTTCTTTCGTCTGTCCATTTTGGTAATGCCATTTTTAGTTTTCCTCTATTAAATGTTTTAAATTGGTTACTATTAAAACGCCTCGGTCACGAGCCGTCTGTGTTTTTGCTGACTCAATTCCAGACTCATTTACTAGATGAGTACAGTCTTTTGTCAGACTTGATTTCACTACAAAGCCATAATTCTCTAGCACTGCTTGTGCGTGTGCTTTTGTTGGGTATGACTTCAACTTTCCTGTTATACATACGACGCCTGTGACCTCTTTTTTCTTATTAATTTTGTTATTCCAGTTGAAAGGTAATTTGTCAATGTAATTGTTTCCATAAAATTCGTCTTCTAGCCAAGCCAATAGATTAGCTGATGCTTTTGGTCCGATACCCGCTTCAGTACAACTTTTCTCGCTAATATCTTCGATGTGTGATATTCTATCGCATAATTTTTGAGAAGCTGACCGACCAATAAGTGGTATTGAGAAAGCTGGTAAAATATCGACCAACTTGCTACTCTTAGACTTTTCTAATTCATCATAGAGTTTCTCAGCTAACTTTTGACTGCCTAGACTTATGGTTAAATCCTCAACAGTTAGTTCGTAAAGTTCAGGATAATCCAGAACTTGTAGTTTATTAATTGTTGCAGGGCCAAGCCCTTTGATTTTAAGAGATTTTGCAAAACCTGCCAATTTCTTGTCCCATTGTGCTGGGCAGAGGTCGTTACGACAGTATAAAGTGTCGTTTACTAACTCTAATCCACTATCACAAGCGGGGCATAAAGTTGGTGGTATAATTTTTTGCAATTCTTTCTCTCTCTCAAATATATAATATATTATACAAAAAGTTTGAGCATCTGTCAAGAACTATTTTTGGGAAGGTGATGGATAAAGTGTAAATCAAATTTTTAATCCTCCTCATAGATATGGGTATCTTCTACCATATTTCTGTTTTTCCATTGAAAGCATAAAGCTTTCCATTTTTTAATTAAAGAATTTATCCAAATTTTTATCATAAATATCCTCTATTATTCTATCAGCGATTAACTGATGACCCTCCTCTAATGGATGGTCGCCTTTCCCATAAGGAACTTTTCCTTTTGTCCACTCATACCAGCCATCATCATATAACTCTGGTATCTCTTTGTAGTAATGTTTTTCTTTCATACGCCATTGGGGACTCCATATTATATTAGCTCCTTCTAGTCTTTCCTTGTTGAGTTGTTTTATAACTGGAGTAACTTGTCCTTTTGACATCCAATAAAATAAGTGAGGAATCCCTTTACTGTTTAGAAAATGCCTTAATGATATCATTCTATTAAGTGTATCAATAAGATTATATTCTACAGACCTCACAAATTTTATATAATTTTTCAACCCATTATACTGGGGTACAGTCATGTCGGGATGATCGAAGACTTCTACATCGTCTGCTATTTTTAGACTTTTTCTATCATACCTGAAAGATAAAAATCCAGCTTGTCTCCAAATTCTCTTGCTTGTTAAATATTCTAGTCGGTTTGGCCCCGACCATCCTATAATAACTAGCTTTGGTCTGTGTCCTGAAATAATGTCTTCCATAGTAACACGCCAGATTCTATCATTACTTCCTCCAACTTTGGAGTTTCTAAACCAATCTACTTTAAAGTGATTAGCAATTAAATTACAGAATACATTTTCAAAACGGTCTTGCAGCTCTGAGCCTTGCACAAAACTGCAACCATTGAAGTATAAGTCATAATTATTTTCTTTAAAACTCAATATACTTTTACTCCGTATCTTTTCTGAAAATCTAGTGCGTCCTCCCAAGTATTAACCATTGGTTGCCCTTTCACATTTAAACTTGTGTTTAAAAGCATAGGGACGCCTGTTATTTCATAGTATTCCTCTAGCACTGTTCGTAGTATTGAAGGACAATCCTTTTTAACTACTTGTACTCTTGCTGTTCCATCAACATGAGTTACTGAGTTGTAATCATGTTTTGCCTTAGCAACGAATTGCATATATTCATTTACATATCCATCGAAGTATTCTGTTGCAAACTCTTCGAGAATCGCTGGGGCAAAAGGACGAAACTTTTGTCTGCGCTTGATGGTATTGACTGTATTTTTAATATCATAGCGGACATCACCAAGCAAAGACCTATTACCGAGCGCACGAGGGCCAAACTCTGCTTTTCCATTTGCTACTCCTGCTACCTTATTATAAATTAGTCTTTTTACTATTTTTCTAGGATTAACACTTTTATCAATGTTATATCCATGAAAGCAATGGTCGTACTTAATCCGTTGTTTAGTGTGGGCAAGTATGCAACCTAATGCACTACCTGCATCGCCAGGGCTAGGAAAAATCCACATATTATCAAATAATTCATGAATTTTACTATTTGCTACACAGTTTAGTGCAACACCACCAGCATAAGCCACATTTGGACCGTACTCTCTTGCTTTATGAAAGATTTTTAGTAATTCAATTTCTAAGTGTCTCTGTGCTGAACAAGCTATATCTTCAGCAGTATGCCAAAACCATTTATTTCTTTTGATTCCCTTATGATGATTCTCATTTATAAAGTCTATCATATCAACAGTACAGTCACCGAAAGCAGCCATACCCATTGTTATATACTCATCTTCGTTAGGGGTTAATCCAATACGCTTTGTTATAGCACTATAAAATAATCCTAATGACCAAGGATATTGTTTACTCCATACCTTTTTGCCATCTACCCAAATACTTGCTGTATCAAATTCTCCGATAGCATCAATTACTACTGTGCTGTCAGGAATGAAAGGAGCAGTATAATAAGCAGCGGCGTAATGGCTTTGATGATGAAAGATACCTCTAATATCATATTCATTGCCATTCGTTGTCTTTGCCATTTCGTACATTTCTCGTCTGGCATTTTTAATCTCAGTATGTTCATAAAAAACTGTTTTATCATATGGAAACTCTTGATATAGATTCTCTTTTAACCAGTCGGGAACCCACGCATCATTTTTCTTTCTAGTGTATCGTTCTACATGAGAGGCAAATAATAACCTATCATCTTCAACGACAGCTACACCAGCATCGTGAAATCCCTCACTAATCCCTAAATATTTCATTCTTTTTTGGAAATGCCTCCAATATTTTGCTGGACATTACAAAACATTCTGTATGTCCGCCAAATTTATGTGCTGTTTGGTGTCTATCAATCTGGAACTGAGTATGTAGTTTCTGTTCCCATCTCCAGCAATCGTAAATCGTTCCCGTCCAAATCCTTTGTATTCTGATGTCGTAGTTTGTAAACCCACGCCCTCTTTTGACTACGTCTTTGAATGTTCTTCCTTTTGCGATGCCGACTTTTATAGTTTCTCGTTCCCATGTTTTTTGGTTAACTAATACTATGCCATAAAGCACACCGTCCCTGTCTTTTTCTTCAGGGTAGTTTTTAAAATATGTTTCGTTGTAGATACCGCCAGCCATTAAATTGGTAGGGTATCAAATAGTTTTGTTAATAATCCTGTTAAAAGAATAAAACATGCAACAGCATTTAGTATTATAAGCGCTCTATCTTTCCAAATAAATGCCACAAATAACCAACCTAAACACCCAATGAACGATAATATTGTGTCAATAGTGTTTGATATGTTGGCTGACCTAATAACCATAGCTGTAAGAAGGATAATACTAGCAGCCCACTTAACATACCAATCAAGGGTAAGTTTTGGTGTAGCACTTTTATATATCCTTTTGCTGTTTTCCAGCTCTTCTTTTGCATACTTCATACTCTTTTAACAATGCGAGGAATAATTTCCCCACTTCTAATTACTTCTACATCACACCCTATCTCTAGGTCTAATGCGTCTATGTAAGCCATATTATGTAGAGTTGCTCTACTTACTGTGGCTTCTCCAATTATACAAGGTTCCAGTATTGCTACTGGAGAAACAGCACCTGATTTACCGACATTCCATTCAACGTCAAGTAATCGAGTAACTACTCCTTTTTGCCTTGTTTTTAACGCATAGCTGCCCCTAGGATGATGTGATGTGTAGCCCAACTGTTCAAAAACTTTATTGGAGTCGACTCTTACAACTTTACCATCGTGAGGGAAACATGCATAATCAGATTGAATTACTGTTTCAAAACCAGATAAATCTAGCAATGCTAAATCCTGTGTCCATGAATCAGTAGGATATGGTTGAACACCATACGCTATGAATGTCAAGTCTCTGGTTTTAAATTCTTCTATGTCTTTCAAATTCAAAGAACCAGAAGCATAATTTCTAGCATTTGGTATTTCTTTAGGTGCTACTACTTCTCCTGTAATTTGTACTAAACCATCTAGTTCAATAAATTTAGGGACAAGAAAGCGCATTTTGTCAGTTATATC